TGCGCGGTTGTCCCGTTGCCAGTGACCTTGAGATTGTCAGCATCAACAACATTGCTTGCAATTGTAAGGGCTGTAGAGCCTGTAACCTCACCCGTGTGGGTGGCGTTCGAAACCTTGGCCGTGTTGGCGACAACGGATGTGTTGTTGGATACCTCTGCGTCGAAGTTAGTAATCTGTGCCGCAGTGTGCGTGTGAACTGTCGGAGCCTTACCATCAAGCGCAGTCTGCAATCCGTCAACATTGCTGATGATGTGGTTGTGGCTGTCGTCGGCTACCGTGACAACGATTGATGTCGTGCCAGAGCCTGTGGCGTCGCCAGACAGCGTGATTGTTTGGTTGCCCTGCAAGAACGACGATGCGTGCAGGCCGTCGAGCAAGTCGGCATCGAGGCCAGAAGCCGCCCCGTCAACGGTTTTAACTGCCGTCAGGATTTGGGCCGCTGTCTGATCCGCAGTTGCCCCAGCTTCAACGCCAGCCAGCTTCGATTTCTCTGCTGTCGTGTAGTTGTTGTCGGTGTGAACATATGTTGCGTCAGACACGATGTTTGCGTCATACGCCTGCACGGTCACGCCAATGTCGGAGACCTGCACGATGTCTGAGGCCAAGAGGCCAACAAAGACCGTCGCATCGCCGCCGAGGGAAATAGCAGCGCCACCATTGCTTGACTCGCTGACAGTTCGCGTCAGGGTCGAGCCAGTTGCCGTATATGTGCCTGTGCCGATTTCCCAGCCAGTGCCGTCCTCGATGACGTATCGCACGACGTCGCCATTGGCTACGCCAGCGGAAGCAAACGTCTGATAGCCGTCAACGGCAGAACCGAGCGTGATTGCACCCGCCCCAGTCGTCGGGGTGTTGACCTTTGCACGATTAACTAAAGTGACCATAGGCCAACACCTCTTTTATTTAAACTGGATCAGGAATGCCGATTGCAACAGCGGACAGCGTGAACGTGTTGCCGTCCGTAACAGCCTGAGACGCTGTGAGAGTAGATGTCGCAAGCAAGCGGCTGTTCGCAGTGTCAACAATTGCGTAGTGCGTTGCAGTGCCTGTGCCTGTGATTGCGCCGTCGCTGATAGCAGCAACAACAACTTCACGCCCGCCGCCAGTGCGATCCTGCGGTGCGCCGATTGACAAGCTGGACGAGTTGCCGAGCGTGTATGTGGTGATCGCCTCGGCGTAGCTTGTAGCCTCTTGCGACGTGACGTGGATTTGGTCTGCTTCTAAATCGAGGACAGACAGCCCTTGATCAAAAACGCGGTTGTTCAAAGTAGCCATCTTGGCCTCCATTGCTTATGTTGTGCCGCACTTTAACACATCGCGGCGGGGAATCAAACTGGCTGTGCAGGCCATGCTACGTTGCTAGGGAAGCCATCTTGCTGCGTGATGTCCCGCAAGGACTGACGGTAAGCCGCCCAAGTTGATTGGTCTACAGGCGCATCGGCAACCTGCGTCCAGTCTGATGCAGCTAAAAGTGAGTTGCGCTCTTGTCTGACGGAAAGTTCAGAGTCAACGACGAGGATGCAATCAACTACAACCGCAGCAGCAGTGCCATCAATAACCTCCCCAAGCCTGTGCTGGTTTTCATCAGCCAGACCGACCCAGCGACCCAGTTCCTCACCTTTAGAGTCGAGCATTGTGTAATAGTTTTTCATGTTGCCAGCCCCTTATAGCTTTTTGAAGAATATGATGCCAAGTCCGCCATCGCCTGAAGTTGGAATGGCCCCACGCGCCCGTGCGCCGCCACCACCGCCAGCAGGGCCACCGTCCCCTGATTCGGCGGGGGCGGAGATGGAGTCGTCAGTCGCAACGCTGCCGCCGCCCCCCGCAAGAAGACCGCCATTCCCTCCGCGAGCAATTCCACCAGCGCCAGCGTAATAACCGCCGCCAGCCAAGAAACCAGAACCATCTCGGCGGATATTACTATCACCCCAATTGAACTCCCCACTTGGCCCACTAAAGTATCCAGCGGAAGAACTGAATAAACGACCAGAACTGTTGTAAGCAATTGATAATCCGTTGCTGTCTTCTGGTGTTGCTGGAGACGAAGCCCCTAAAGTAGCACCCGTGTCGCCCCCTTGCCCAAATGGCCCACCGCCAGCCGTGGCAGCACCACCCCCAGTCGAATTTCCACCCCGACATGAGGCTGAACCCAATGAGAATGCGGCAAGGCCACCTCCGCCAGACGCTCCGCCCCCGCCAGTGGTAGCCCCACCAGCGCCACCAGCGATCCCTGAAAACTCACTAATGCGGCTGTCTGAGGGAGATGAAGGTGCCGCAGCGCCAGCGGTAGCTGCTGTAGTGCTGGCGATTGCCCCAAGACCTCCCGCGCAGGTTACCTTTACGACGCCACCCAGCGAGAATGTAGAGGCCCCGCCGTTGTTACCATCCCTCACCCTGTTTGTATTAGTTGGAGCAACGCCAGCACCACCGCTTCCAGCGGTGAAAAGAATTGCATCTGTCCCGTTCCAGTTCAAAGTAAAATAAGCGCCAGCCCCAGATGATCCACCTTTGGCGTAAGCCGTATCGGCCCATTCAGTGTATTGGGCTGTTCCAGAGCCGCCAGCGCCAGCCATAAAGATGCGGTAAAGCCCTGCCCCGCCAAGTTGGTTGAATTTGCTGTTTAGCGTAATGCTTCCAGCATAAGACGACCAGCCACCGCTGTATGGGCTTTTCGCGAATGTGCTAGTGTTTACGATGCTGCCACGCACGGCTATATCGTAAAACTCAGCGGAACCAGCTTTGTTAATCCGCCAGCCAGTGGTGTTGGCAACATAGTTCGTCGATTGTAGTGTGTTTGCAATCTTGGCGCTATCGACGGCCAAGTTGCTGATCTTGGCGTTTGTCACGACAGCATCATTGATCTGCGCTGAGGATGTGATAATACCGCTTGCGGCAATTAATCCGCCAGTAATGGTATTTGCGACGATCTTGTCGCCAGTGATCGTGCCTGCCAAAATTTTTGGGGCAGTGACCGCATCAATGCCGATCTTAACCCCAGTGATGCTGCCGTCGGCCACGTCGGCAATGACCAAAACCCATGCTGAACCAGTCCATTGATACAGCTTGCCATCGGTGCGGTTGAATGCCTTCTCGCCCGTAAAAGCCCCTGAAGCTGGGAGAGATGTCACGTCGCGGATGGCATACAGCCCTTGATCCGTAAACAAGGAGTAAATGCCGTCTGCAAAGTCTGCATCGTCTACAAATGTTGTCGTGCCAGATACGCCACTTGTGAAAGCTGATTTGTTGCCGCTGTAATCGACGGATTTGAGAAAATACCATTTGGTTTGGCTGATGCCGAGATTGGTCCTGACGAACTCATCGCCCGCAGAAACGCCCACCTTCGTCGCGCCAGTTGTTGTGTTTGATGCGTTCTCCCAAACCTCAACGTAATTGAAGTCGGCGTTGGCTGGCCGTGTCCATCTGATTGTGATGTATTCAAAGCCGCCAGCAGCAGTGATGGATGTCGGCAAAGATGGTGCTGTCACATCGCCACCAGCCGTAAATGAGACGCTGGCTAATGGCCCACTATTCCCGACAGTTGTAACTGCGCGAACGCGGAAAGTGTATCCGACAGCATCAATGATCGGCGAGATTTCAATGCTGTTTTGTGTTGTCGTCGTGCTTGAATAGTTGCTGTCCGCAGTCGGCTTCCACTCAATCTCATAATGAGAGATGAAAGCGTTTGTGACAGCAGTCCAAGATAGAATTGTGGAGGCGATGAAAGTGCCGTCTTTCTGTGTCTTGCCGCCGCCAGACGCCGTCAATCCATTGATGGTCAATCCTGCGGTGAAGGATGGCAAGTTTGTGTTGTTGTGAATGATAGCGGATTCTTCAGCATTCCATGCAAACGCAGCTTCGCTAGTTTCGCGCAATGTCAGATTGACGCGAAGATCGCCGCCCTCACCGCTAGTCTCAAAACGCCAACCAACGACTTCGAACTCCTTTGCCGTCCAGCCGTAACGCGTATTCGTAAACGCAACAATATCGCCGACTTGAACGCTAAACGCTTCTAGCCCGAAGTCAGCCGAGAATGTCATCTGTTCGCGAGCGCGGAATAGCGTCATCTTCGCAAGCCGTTGCGCCGCACTCTCGCTTGTTGTCAGCGGAAGCTGCAAATCAAGCGTGTTCTCGATGCCGTTATCTTCAGCCCTGAACGCAGCGCTCTCGATAGGCGGGAAATCAACTGTGATGTAATCGACTTCCTTATCAGCGAATGTGCCGACAACGCGGTTGAAATTGTCGCGAGCGCCGACCCGCGTGTCCAGACTGATCGCGCCGCGCAGGTCGTCGAGTGTAAATGTTTTGACAGGTGCAGAATAATAGCCAACGTGCAGTTGCCACTTACCCTGACCCCAGAACAATGTGCCGCCGCATGCAGTCGTCATGCGCGACACGATCTCACGCGGCGACATGTCTGAACTCACAACGCCGTTGATCTGGTATCGTGGCTCTGATCCTGCTGTCGCAAGCGCAATTGACTCGTCGGAAACGTTGGCTGATGTGGCAAACATAGCATCATCGACTGAGCTATCTGCAAGTCCAAAGCTGGCCGTCAGATAATCTCGAACGACCAGTGCAGCGTTTGCGCTATATGCCGTTGTCGCATTGCGGGGGTCGTAGACCTTGCGCCCACGAACATTCGCTGTGATTAGCGGGATGCCGTTTGCAAACACGTCCTGATCGTATTCCAAGCGGATGTAGAGGTAAGCAATCCCTCTGCCGACAAAGTTGGCGTTGATCTGGTTGCTTTCGGCCAGTAATAAAGCATCAGCAACAGTTTCGTTGCCACGGTGCTTCTTGATGCGAATCTTGCTGTTCCAGTTGCCGCTGGTGACAAACCCGCTGGTGGCGTTCACGGTGACGATCTCATCATTCAAATAGATGTCGTCGATGCCAGCCAGTTCATGCCCCGCAAGCACAAGGATCATGTGCAGGAACTTGTTTTCGTCGCCCGTTGACTCAACGTATGTCCGAATACCGCCTTTGCGCACTGTGCCGTAAACAATGTCGTGAGGGGCGGCAGGGTCAGTCGCGTTGACCATCATGCCGCGTGAGCCTCCGATGCCGCCTACGTCTGGCGCAAGCGCGCTCAATGCCCACGATGTGATGGCAGTTGTCGCAAGGTAGCCGACGGCGGAGGCAACAAGAGCGTTGGCCGCTAGTGTTGTCGCGCCGATTTGTGTGAGGATAGCCGCCCCGACTGCTTGAGGCATTCGAGGCGCTCTCTCCCACTGGCGGACGTGTCTCAGGACGTTAAACGGTGTATTCATTTGATCCACGCCTTCTCAATGTATTCTGTTGGCATGTATATCACACCTTCTTTGCCGAGGAAAACGCCCCGTGTGCCGATGCAGACGCCGAGCGCAACCCCAGTCACCCACCGCTGCGCATGTTTTGTCGTAACCAGCGCCCCTCTGGGCGGATGCGAAACCCGCGTCAGCTTGTCGTCAATCGCTGCGTCGATGTTAGACCATCCAAACTCAGCAATCAATTCCCGCCGCCGCATGGGCCTGCCGTCGATCATATAACGCCCCAGCCAGTCGTCAGCCCAGCCCGCTCCATATATCGCCCTGTAAGCGCCATTCGTGAACGTCAGGCAATCATGCTCACCCCAGACAAAGGATGCGTCTTCAGCGGCCCGTATATACGCTGTCAGTCGCTCGAACGGCCCCATACGACTTCCTTGGCTTGCAGGTCGGCAACCCAATCAAAGAATGTGTCAGTCGAATGCCGCGATTTCTGGCTTTCTGACGTGTAGCGGCGAACATTTGGCCGATCTAGTCGCACCCATTTGCTCTCGACAGTCAGATCAATCGTGCCTGTGTCGCCGCCGTCCTGCACAGTCATCTTGTCCATCGTGCCAGCAAACACTTCAACAATGTCAGAACTGTTGGTGACGCCGAATAGGATGCGGCACTCTCGGTTCTGATATGGCTCTTGCAACGCAAGACTAATCAACTCAGGCGGAATGCCGTTCAGCGTAATGTTGGCCGACTTGGCAGACATATCGGCGACTTCTTCAAGCCCGCCGATTGACATCAGATTGCCAGTGCCTGTGTAGGCGTTAGCTTCAATCGTGCGGTCACCGTAGCCAGTCCAAAAGCGGATCGGGCTGCTGTCGAACATGAACTC